AATATCCAATGGCAACTGCTTGCTTAATTGGTTTTCCAGCTTTAATTTCTTCTTTAATATTTGCTTGTAATGCTTTTTTGCTTGTTGATTTCTTTAACGGCATATATTTTACTCCTTAATTGTTAATCTGAACACTTCCATCGTTTTAATGATGCTTTAGCTCTAGGTGCATTGCCTTTTGCGTTTTTAACTACGCCTTTCATTCTTGCACAGAAACTATCTTTTCTTGGGCCACCTTCAGGTTGTGGTGCTTTTAAATGTGATCCTGTGGCTTTATTGTAGGCTTTACGACCTGCTTCAGTCATTCCAGCACCTTCTTTAGTGCTTAAATAGTGACGGCCTTTGCCTTTTGTTGTTTTGCTAATAGGGCTTGCCATTATTTTTTAACCTTTTTTACAGTTTTGGCAGATTGTTTGAAAGCTTCAGCAGTTGGTGCGCCTTTTGTGCCTGGCTTTCTCATGTGTTCTTTGCTGCCATGCTTAATTCTTTCTTGTTTAGCATGAATATTTGCATATAGACCTGGTTTAGTTGCCATCTTCTTTTTCCTCGATAAACGCTACATCTTGCCATGACATAATGAGATATTTCTCGCCATTATCCATAACAGGTTGAAATTTAAGATATTCGTCTTTACCCATAGTGCCAAATCTAATTCGGTCACCTACAGATACAGGCATAATATCATATTTACCTTCTTTAATCTTTTTGCCAGGGCCAACTGCTATTACAACGCCTGTATTGTATTCTTCAGCGTAGACAAAGCCAGGTATGGCTGACTTATCTTCACGTTCAATAGGTTTTACTAGGATTTTGTCTGCAAAGGGTCTAATCATTTCTTTTTGCCTTTCAATTTAGATTCTTGATGTGATTTCATATCAAGTTTGATCTCATGTTTAACAAATTCAATGGTTATGCGTGATTGATCTTCAAGATATTCACCGCACCAATCGTTTTCATGTTTATTGTAAGTTTGAGGATAGCGATGACATGATCCTAATACATCGCCAAAAGAAAAGAATTTACAAGACTTGCAAATTTCTTTAGAATTTAATACAGCCACTTATTACCTCCATTAATATTTGGTTAGAAACTCCCAATCAGGCTAGGGCTGGTTGGGATTTCGTTTTATTACATCTTATCTTGTGCGTGTTCCATTCTTTTATGAGCATAACATTCATGTTCTCTTGCTCCGCCTTTTATTTCACCTAAAAGACCATCATTTTTACCAGCGTGTGAAGCTTCTCTCAAGCCAAGTCCATCAGCCTTACCCATACCAACACCGCCTTTTACTGCAACTTTTTTCTTTTCGCCTGATGTATCTGAAGCAAGAACGCCTTTAGGCATTTTCTCACCTGATGCACCTGACTTAAATACTTCTTTATCTTCCATACCCATGATAATTTCCTTTTAATCTTAAATTTAGCTAAATTTTCACGAATTATTAGACTCGTGAGCTTTTATTTTAGCAGAAAATTGAGCCTTTAGTAGTTTTATTTCTTCTATTGACCACTTTACTGTTTCGTTATCAGATTCGAGTGCTTCAACAAGCTCCATTCCAATTTTTCTAATAAGTCCAAGTCTGTATCGGATGAGATTGCCAGATAAATGGGTGTTACAGGCTGCGCATTGTCTGTGGCAGTTATGCTCGTTAAATCGAAGGTGTCCTGCACTTCCAATGCTTCTGTAATGGCCTGCATGATATGCTGAGGCACTTTTTGACCCACAACTAATACAACCGTCATTCTGATCCCTTAATCTAATATATTTATTGAATATTACTTGAGTATCTTTAAGCCAATCGGATCGGCTCTTTAATTTTTGCTTTGCTTCTTTAACTTCTTTTCTGACGGTTTTAATTCTTTTGTCTTTAGCTAACTCTAATGCACATTCAAACCCACAGACTTGTTGAAGTGGTTTTGTAGGTTCAAATACATTCTTACATACTTTGCACTTTTTAGGGCGCAATTGTAAACCAACCTGTTGCAATATATTTACTTGTTGAATATACAGGATTTCCTCTATGTGTATGAGTAAACCCAGCAGGAAATATACATAACAACCCAGCTTTGGGTTTTATTTTAGTAGCTTGCCATAAAAATTCTGTTTCGCCTTCGCCTTCAGGTATGTCATTAAGATATAAAGTCCAGGCTAATATTCTATTGCATACTAATGGATTGTCAGCTTCACAATGAAATTCGTGATAGCCACCTTTAGGTTCAGTCTTTTGTATCTTTACTTCATTAGAGTTTAAGTGTATTCCGCTTATTACAAAGAATTCGTCATAATATTTATTTAATGATGATTGAAGCGCTTGATTTACCATAATTGTTATATCTTTATGATAAAAGTGTGCAAAGAATGATGTGTCTAATCTTTTTAATTTAGTTTTAAAATGATCTTGACCACGATGTATTGTGTTGGGTTGATTTAAACTAACAAACTTTTCAAATTCATCAATAATGTATTGGCAATTATCTTTTGACAAAACATTTTCATATAGACCAATAAAATCATTCATTAAGGGGTTCACTTTTTCTTAAGAGGTTCATTTTTTATTAAGGGGTTCATGTTTTAGGGTGAGCCTCTTTGATCATCTTTGATATAGTTTACCTCGGTAAATCTTACACCTAATTCTGCGCCATAAGCATATATTTGTTCCATGTAATTACTAAAACCTAGTTTAGTGAGCTTGGAAGTTGATCCAACTAATACACGTTTGCCATCAGGTGTTTCTTCATATTTTCTATATCCTTCTTTAACTAATTTAAGATCAGGAAAGTCAGGCAGGAATTTTTCTTTAAAGTATTCATGCCATATCAAAGCTGAATACTGTCTGCCATGCACCCAAGATTGTTGAGCAATATCGTTTAATGGCCCTGCCCACATTAAAGCGTTAGCGCTTAATGATCTTGACTTTTGTTCTTCACGAATAATAACTTCTAAAGGTTTATCTAAATCAATCGGTGCATTTTGTATTGCATTAATTGCTGTATTTATTTGTGTCTTTCCAACAAGACGGATAGTTTTAGCTAGGTATTCTGTTCTCATTTTGTTCTTTTCTCATAATCATCACGACAATCTAAATCACAAAATCTTTTTTTAGATTTAGCTCCACAATTAAGACAAACGCCAACGTGCTTGTAATTCGTGTCATTATCTCTAACGTGCTTTATTGCAGCATTACGATATTGTTCCTCTAGCTCGCTGGCTCTGTCAAACTCATCCATGTTAGAACGGAATATCTGATTCCATGTCATCAAAGTTTGTTTTAGGTGCAGGTGCAGATTCTTTGTTTCTAGGTTCAAACAATGAAACAATGATTGTGCTTCTATTGTCAGGGTTAGGTAAACCTGCTGGGTTAAATGTTCGATTAAGTAAAATATACTTACGGCCATCTGATTCCATAACTGCACCAATGTTTTCGTAAGTGCTTTTTGTTGCACCTTCTTTGTTGGTGTATTCACCTGTCTTTACTGCTAAATCCATTACTTTTTTACTAGCCATTTTTATTTTCCTTTGTGGTTAAATTAAATAATACATATTTATTGCCTAATTGTCTTTTTAAGAATTGAACTCTGATGTTGCGTCTTTCTATGAATTCAATGTCTTTTGTGGTAATAGGCAATTTCACTCCATAAAAGTTATTTAGTAACACGAATAACCTCCCCTGTAGATTTATCCAACTCGTATTCATACATATCAGTTTCAGATAATTTTTGATTCTTAATGAGGTCATTAAAAATCTTATCAAAATTTTCATCAAACTTTTTTTTATCAACTGATCTATACAAATCACCTTTACCGGCTTCGTGATGATTGCTCATAATACCCAATCCTCTGCAAGTATTTCTGCATCTTCTTCGTCATACGCTGGTTTAGTTTTAACAAGCTCGTTGTTAAGATAGTAATTAACAATAAACTTATCATTCTCTTTGCAAACATCTGCTTTTTTGTTTCCTTCCATAAACTCGCTTAATATCATATTTCCTCCTAGAATAATGGTTCAGCTTTAATTAAATTAAATACATTTTCTTTAGGTTGCTTGGGCAATCTTTTAATGATGTGATTAGGTTTATTTAAAATATAAAACAAAGCTTCATGCTTTGTTCTAAATTTCCTGATCGCTTCATTAAAGTCATCAAACACTACATAATTAAACATTAGTCTTCGCAGTTTCCGCCAATACATCTAGCGTTAGCTAATGCAGCCTCTTCAATATCGGCTATTGCATCTTTGCCAATAAAGTCATCTGCTGCAATCTTTAATCTATTGTATAGGCTTTTTTCTACTTCGGTTACAGAAGTTTTCATAAGAAATCCTCTATCCCTAGCATGATCGGTTATAACAGAATTGACATAATCAGAAGGCTCTACACCCCATGATTCAACTTCATTATATTTTTTGTCATCCAATTCAACTTCAATGATTACACTAAATCGTTTCATGTTTTACCTTTCTAATTAACTCTAACATCTCTGCTCGACCATGTTTCTTTTCGTATCGTTCAAGCATTGACCTTGCGTGTGGTTTATAAGCACGTCGTAGCCAGCGCACCCAACAACACTCGTTATTAAAATTAAAACGACCACGATTTTCATTGCATAATTCACAACTCATTTAAGCTTTAAAGCTTCCCTAGCAAATTTGATTCCAATTTTTAATCTGTATTCGCCTTTTGCTTCTTGTTCTAATATTTTTTTAGCCCAGGCTTTAGGATCAGTTGGCTTTAATATAACTTTAGATAACATTTCTTTTGCCTTTTCTTTGTTATGTTCAATTTGGTATGGTGTAGGATTTCTTGGAAGCATTTTTATATATTCTTTAGGTTTGGATGCTTTGCATAAAGATACTATGTCAAATACTGTAGGCATATATTGGTTTCCATTAACCCAATCATCAAAAGATTTACTAACCACATTAAATTCATAACCCTTTAATTTTTCCCACCAAATCCGCATAGTATTTTTATCAAGGGCAGGTTTAGAATAAATTGTAGATATTGAATCCATCATGTCTTTAAAATTATTAGTTTCTACAGAGTTTTCTATCAAAATGGTTTTTCCTCTCTTGGTTGCTCATCATCCCATCTATGTTGATTAATCCATGTAGCTGGATTAGGAATAAATTTACCGTTGTTTACAAACCATTGGTTGCTTTGTTTTTGCCAACTCAAAGTATTTAATACAATATTTATATTGGGATTAGATTTTGCCCAAGCTTTTCTAGCGGCTTCTTTGCCAACTTTTTTTGGATATTCTGACCAAAACACATCAAAGTCAGACATATATATTTGTTCTGTTATGTTATGTTCTGTATCTGTTCTGTTCTGTTCTGAGGGCGTTACTGTAACGTTACTAGATTGTTTCATACGTTCTCTATGCTTTGCAACCCTTTCAGCACTAGAGTCAGACACAAATTGACGCTTATCCCAATTAAGCACTTCATTATCACTATTAATGAAGTTTTTATCTATAAATGTTGCTTTAGATGCTAGCCATTCATCCATAGATATTCGTAGTTGAAACGCTACTTGTTCATCTTGTAACGTTACATTTCCGTTACATCTGATACAAAATAGCATAATCAACCTGCGTTGATTTACTTCACTTAACATCTGAACCTTTGGATCGTGTGAAAATTCAGAATAAAGCCTAAACCATTGATTTGCCATATTTAGCCCTTAAATTTACGTTTTAGGAAGATTTCAGGGTATTGAAGCTTAATTTTTGCTGGTATTCCCCTAGTTTTCCATAGATTTACCTTTATTCTGTCATGGTGGGTAAGCAGGCCAAGCTTCCTAGCAAGTTTCGTGCCACCCCCATAATATTCAATGATTTCTCTATCCGTCATAGGCATACTATAATCCTTTTTAAATTTATAATCTAAAATTATTTAACAAAAATGTTTAAATAATGCTTGCAATATAAATCTTTTTATTTAAAATAGCAACTGTAGTTTTTAAATTTATGGAGGAAATATGAAAATAAAAGGCATGATCGTTACAGTTCTAGCGTTCTACGCATACTGCGCATTAGTTTTATATGTGCTTTACCCAATCCTTATCAAACATTTTGGAGCTTAATATGACTATTCAACAAGAATACGCTGAAGATTTAATTGATACTGACCCAGTAGAAGTTTTAACTTATATGGATATGGAACAACTAGCTGGCACGATTCGTGCTTTATATTGGGCTAATGAACGTGGCGATATGATAAGCGTTAATCTTTTTGCCAAATCTATAAGTAATGCCTTTTTTGAGGAAGCGATGGGTATTACAGAAAAAAAGTTAAATGAAGCTAATGTTTATCAAGGCCCTTTTGACCAAATGTATGATATGGGCCATTCACATGGGGACTTTCTATGATTAACTATATTAGGGATGTTATATTTTTGTATTACAAAGGATTTAGATTTAAAAAGGCAGTTCAATTAGCTAAACAATTAAGGAGTGGTAGATGATTACTTTTAATGAATTAAAAAAGATTAATGTTAATGACCATACAGAAAAGAAAGGCAATTTAACGTATCTTTCATGGGCCTGGGCAGTAGATCAATTATTAACTAATGATCCACAAGCTACATGGGAATATAAAGAGCCACGTCAATTTGGCGATACTTTAATGGTGTTTTGTTCTGTGACAGCTTTTGGTAAAAATATGACAGCTCAACTTCCTGTATTAGATTATAAGAATAAAGCTGTGCCAAATCCTGACGCTATGGCAGTTAATACTGCTATGCAGCGTTGTTTAGCCAAAGCTATCGCTTTACATGGTATTGGTCTTTATATATATGCTGGTGAGGATTTACCACAATCTGAACCTACAACTCAAGATGAATTAGAAGAAGCTATTAAAGAAATTAATAAAGCTGAATCTATTGAGGAATTAATGGCTATATATAAGCAACACGCAAACTTTGACCAAGCATCTTTAGCAAAGTTAAAGAAGTATTTATCTGATCGTAAACTTGAACTAGGGGAATAATATGAACCAACAAGAACGTTTAACAGAGTATTTAGAAAAGCATGGCAAGATTGATCCATTAAAAGCATGGACTCAATTAGGTATTTATAGATTAGCCGATACTGTGTTTAACTTACGCAAAAAAGGTTATGACATAACAACTACAAATAAAAAAGTTAAAAATAAATTTAAAGAAGTTTGTGTGGTAGCTGAATATAAATTGGAGCAAAGACCAATAATCTATAGTATTGACTTCGAGTCACGATCAGCAATTGACCTTAAAGATAGGGGATTGGATGTATATGCCAACGACCCTACTACTGAGGTTATATGCATTGCGTTCGGCACCCAACCTAACGATGTGTTAGTAACTGACCAAGTTAATAACCCACACTACGGGCATTTCTTATCCAAACTATTAGACCACGTAAACAACGGTGGCAAAATCCAAGCATGGAACGCTATGTTCGAGTATGCCATCTGGAACTGCGTCTGTGTGCCTAAGTACGGCTGGCCGCCACTAAAGCTCGAGCAGTGTATCGATTCCATGGCCATAGCAGCGGCCAACAACGTGCCACAGAGTTTGGATGATGCTGGTGCCTTTATGGACAGCACCCATAAAAAATACGCCATCGGCGCCCGTTTGATTCAGAAGTTATGTAAACCCAATAGGAAGGGAGAATTTGAAAATGACCCAGAACTACTCCAACAGTTATTTGACTGCTGTGCCCAAGACGTTAGAACAGAGATGGCGATTGTCAAACTACTACGTCCCCTCACTGCTGACGAACAGCGTGTCTGGGAGCTTACGCAACGGATTAACTTGCGTGGTGTCCCAGTGGATTCAAATGAGCTCCAAAACGCTGTAAAAGCCGTTCAGAGCGCTCAAAAAGCAATCGATAAAGAAAATAACAAAAATGAAAAAACATAAATGACATAAAGGAAAAAAAATGACTGAATATTTTATACAACTTGCACAATTAGCTGGCATTTTTCTAGTGCTTGGATTAATTGTTGTATTTTTATGTTGGCTCACAGATAAAGTTATAAAATAAAAATTAAATTAGAGGATATAGAAAATGAATGAAATTATACAAGGAACACCTGAATGGTTGCAATTAAGATTAGGTCATGTAACTGCATCACGAGTTGCAGACATTATGGCTAAAACTAAAACAGGCCTAAGCGCTAGCCGACAAAATTATTTAATTGAATTGGCTATTCAAAGAGTCACAGGCGTTGTTGAGGAATCATATAAAAATGAAGCAATGATGCGTGGCACAGAAGAAGAACCGAAAGCACGTCAAGCATACGAATTGCTAACCGAAACTTTTGTAGAGGAAGTTCCATTTGTCAAACATAAATCAATTGAATGGTTTGGTTGCTCACCTGATGGCATTATTAAAAACAATGATGGCACATATAACTTATTAGAAATCAAGAATCCCAATAGCGCTACGCATTGGTCTTATATTAAAGAAGGTGAACCACCAACAAAATATAAGATTCAAATGATGGCTCAAATGGCCTGCACAGGCGCTCAATGGTGTGACTTCTTTAGCTATGATAGTCGTATGCCTGAAGGTTCAAGATATTTCTTGAAAAGAATGGTTAAAGATAATGCCTTTATTGATGAAATGGAAAAAGAAGTAAAAGTGTTCCTAGATCAAGTGGCAGAGGAAGTCAAACTTATGGAAGCTAGGCAATAATTGAAAAATGGTATAATACAACTTGGCAATAACACAGGGGGGTCATTTATGATCGACCAGGCACTTCTTTGTTTAGCGCAAACAATCTATATGGAAAGTAGCGTAGAACAAAAAGAAGCACAAATCGGTGTTGGCTATGTCCTTATGCGTAGAGCTGACTTTGATCCAAAGCAGGTGTGTAATGAAATGAGAAAACCTTATCAGTTTTCTTGGTATGGAAAAGTAAAACCACCTGAACCTAAAGAAATCAAACCATACTTTCTTGATCTTGCATGGCGCATCATGCACAAGTTAGAGCCTGATTATTCTAAAGGCGCAACTAATTTCCACGATAATTCAATCTCAAAACCTCAATCATGGTTCAAATTAAAAAAGACTGTTCAATGGTCGCACATGATTTTTTACAAAATGGAGGAAACAAAATATGCTCAATATTGAGTTATATACCAAACAGCTTAATGGATTAGATATTCAATCTGTTATAAAAAAAACAAAATTAAAAGAACCTCAACCTGATATTACCCTAGATTATTATGTTTATCGTGGTAAAAAAGGTTACGCAAGTTTTATATCTGCTAACAATAAAGAACGTCAAAGAGGATGCAATTTGCAATTAATATTTGACGGCGAAACAAATTTGCTAAAAAATGTCAAATTTATTGAAATTAAACATAAGGAAAACCAATGGAAGAAATAACAGACTTTGTAGTAAAAGTTTTAATTATTTTAGGTGGTTTAGGTTTATTGTTTGGTGCTTTTTTTATGTTTGAACTTCTGTTTAGGAGTCAACTATGCCATTAACTCGCCAACAATTAGAAGAGGCAGTTGAAGCATTTAATAAAACAGGCAGCGAAACTAAAGCAGCCGAATTATTAGGTATTAAAAGAGCTTGTTTTCAAGGTAGGATAAGAGCAGCACGAATGGCAGGTATGCAAGCTGAAGTAGATAATACAAAACAACACATAACTGACATTCCACCTGAAATAGCTCTAAAAGATAAAATAAGAACATTAGAAGCTCAAATAGCTGCTTTCAATCGTGACGTATTAAGTGAGAATTATGTTAAGACTAAAATACTTAAAATGTCAGAAAAGAAGCCATCGCCACCTAGCTGGTTACTAAAGCCTAGTTCAAGTAAATCTGCACCTGGCGTTCCTACATTATTTGCTTCAGATTGGCATTGGGGGGAAAACGTAGACCCTAATCAAGTTAATAATGTCAATTCCTACAATATGAAAATAGCTCATAAACGAGCTAAAAAGATGATTGAAGTGGCTATTGATCTATTAAACAATCACATGGTTAATCCAAAGTATCCAGGCATTGTATTCGCTTTAGGCGGTGATATGGTGTCAGGCGATATACATGAAGAACTTATGGCCACCAATGACGCAGAAATCATGCCGGTGGTTATAGACCTATTTGGTGTGCTAATTTGGTGCATAGAAACGCTTGCTGATCGTTTTGGCAAGGTATTTGTGCCTTGTGTAGGTGGTAATCATGGTAGAAATACCCATAAAATACGAAATAAGGGTAGAAACTTCACTTCTTTTGATTGGCTAACTTATCAATTCCTAGCTAAACACTTTGAATCTGATAGCCGAGTATCATTCCATATTCCTGATGGCCCTGACGCTTTATACGCCATTTATAATCATAAGTATCTATTAACCCATGGCGATCAATTTCGTGGCGGAGATGGCGTTATTGGAGCTTTAGGGCCTATTATTAGAGGTGACCATAAGAAACGGTCTAGAAATGCTCAAATTGATATGGAATATGACACTATGATAATTGGTCATTTTCATCAATTAATACAATTAGAACGACTTATTGTAAATGGATCGCTAAAAGGGTATTGTGAATATGCCTACAGCAACAATTTTGGCTTTGAACCCCCTAGACAAGCTTTATGGATAACGCACCCTTATCATGGTATTACTTTCTCAATGCCTGTTAATGTGGATGTATCCTTTGAAAACTCTGATAAGTCAGAATGGGTAAGCTGGAAAGGTTAATATTAACTAATTAGGGGAATTTATTATGTCTTTGCTTACCCCTAAATATTTAGCTAAACTTTATACTACGTTTGCTAAATTGCCGCCATTTGATAAATATGCTTTACCAAGCGCAAGTGCTATTGAATGGAAAGTAATTAAAGATAAAAGGGTATGTGGTTATTTTCATGCAGACCCATTAAAAATAGAAATATCTAGTAGTTATTGCAAAAAGTTCAGAATATTATCTGAAACTATATTGCATGAAATGATCCACCTAGCTTTATATCATTGTAAAAAATACGAGCATTATGATGAGCATAAGCTTGAATTTTATAAATTAGCAGTAGAAGTATGCAAAGTATATGGGTTTGAAATTAGAAAACTTTAATGGAGGAAGTTATGGAAGTAGATCAAATATTAGAAGATAGAGAAGTAACGCATGGCGATTTTGAAATAAAAGCTATGTGGATTCAAGAAATAATGGAACATTTAATAGGCCTAAATGCTTATCAAAACATGGAAGCTGATAAGAAAGAAGCCATACACATGATTTTAGTTAAATTAAGTCGTATTATTTATGGTAACCATGACCATGCAGATCATTGGAATGATATTGCTGGATATGCTTTATTGGTTGCAGATAGGCTTAAAGATAAATAATGATTTTACTGATGGTTTTGTTTATATAAAAGAACATAATTTTATATACAAGCTATTTTGCTTGCATTATATTAAGGAATAATTATGTGGACTAAACCAGTTGCTCAAGAAATGCGTTTTGGCTTTGAGATTACGATGTATATTTGCAATCGTTAATTTGTTATAATTAGGCTTGCTACCAGAATGACTTAGCGGTCATGCTCGGCTTCAGTAACCGACTGGTAGTTCCTATTAATTTACTGACCTTAAACTGAAAGGTATCAAAATGCCCCACAAAGACCCAATAGCTAAAAAAGCTTATTTAAAAAAATATCATGCTGAATGGTATAAAAAAAATAAAGAAAAAAGAAATGCTCAAATAATTGAATATGAAAAAAATCAACCAAAAGAATGGCGTAAGAGTATTGGTCAAAAACATCATTTAAAGACTAGATATAATTTAACGCCAGATGAATATAATGATTTGGCGGTAAAACAAGATTATAAATGTGCTATTTGTAATAAAGATGTAAAAGACAATATTAGAAATGGCAAACCTATTGCTTTATCAGTAGATCATAAACACTCTACTGGAAAAATAAGAAAATTATTATGTTTTAATTGTAATACTGGTTTAGGTAAATTTAATGACGATCCAGAAATGTTAATTAAAGCAAGTCAATATTTGTTAAGTAATTAACGCAAGTAACATAATGCGTATTCGTATGCTTGGAGGCATAATTTTAAACAGCCTCCAAGTATGCTAACTAAACACATTGTAGTAACAAACATCAACATAGCGTCAAAATGATCTTGTTTCATTTTTTACGCATATTAGGAAGTGGATGAGCTTTTAATAAATCCATTTTTTCATGTCTTTTTAATTCTTCTTCCAAACCATTTACTCTTTTAACAATATAGTCTTTAGATTCGCTACGAATAGCTGGTTTCTCTGCTTTATATGTAGGTTTAGTTGCCATAACGTCTAGTTCCTTCTTTATCAATAATTAATTGTTCTAATCTTGGTTCTTTGCCTTCTTCTGCAAATCCAATATGACACCATCTATCATACTCCAAAATAACTTGATCGTATTGAATACCACTAGAAATAATAGCGTTGACAATATCCACAGGGCTACCGAAAGAAGGGCAAATGATGTCAGCAGCCAACCCCCTAACGTGAGCAGAAGTCGGTTTACTTCCCAACATTCCATTAACAAGTAGGCAGCGATAAGCGCTATTAATATGAATAGGATGGCCAAGTAATCTCCTGACGCTTTCAAGGTTCAAAGCTAGTGTTTTTAAATTATCTAATACTTGAGGATCAGTCGGTGTATTATCAATATGGTTACGATCCGCTATTTCAGATGCGTAAAGTTCCTCAAATGTAAAATGTTCGGTTATGTTCATTCTTCGCTTGGTTTTTCAGGTGTTGAATGATAAAGCATTTGATCTTTTAATTGACTGCCATGAGATGATCCAAAGTAAAAAGATATAACGCCAGTCCATGCAGTTCCTAATGAACCCAACATAATCATCAAAGCGTTATTGGTAGGATCAACTTTATTAAAGAATAACAAAGTAAGTATCCCAAAGAATCCGATAGTTGTAATTGAAGCTAATATTGCTGGAATATGGGATTTAGTAGTAATTTCCATATTACGAGCAGATACAGAGTCAGCGACTTCTATTTTAGCAAAGTCTAATCCTAACTCTTGAGCTTGGCGTTGTAATTCTATTTCTGCTACTTTAACTTGAGCTATTTGATCTGCATTAAGTTTATTAGACTGAATTATGTCATTAACTTCATGCGGTGCTACATTTAAAGCTTTAGATAATACAGTTACAGCTAGGCCTGCTAATGGGCCACCAAGCGCACTAGCAATCGTAGGCGCTATTTGAACTAACCAATTCATTATTGAGCTACAGTAGTTGTAGCGCCATTTTCATTGGTTACAGGTGCAGGAACAGCAGGTGTTGTAGATTCTACAGGTTGAGCAACAGGTGCTGCAACTTCTGCTTTCTTATGAGCAATTTTGCCAATGAGTGTTTCCACAGCCAAAATAATTGCTCTTACATAACCTACTAATGTTTTAATTACTTGTAATACTGACTGAACAACAGCCCATAAATCTTTAATTAATTGCATATAAACTCCTTATTTTAAAAGATTACTTAATAATAATAACAAAACTGCGCCTACTGCACCAAGCAAAATCTGTTCCAAACGCTTTAATCTTGCATTGATTGCTTCATAACGTAAAGCACAAATTTCTTCGTGAGTGCTTAATCTATGATCTACTTCATTTAAATTATGTTTAATCATGATTATGACTTCATTATGTAACAGAGAGCATAGAACAATGGGTTGTTAGCTCCTGTTCCTGCGTTACCTGCTACTGCGATTGTTGTATTGGTTGTAGCTGAAATACCAGTAAATGCTGTATTTGTAGTTACATTTCCAGGTGTAACAGGTCCTACACCACCAGAGTTAGAACCATAAGAATTGACGTTTTGTGATAATGGAATAGAATGGCTATGACCAGGATCAGTAACTGATGTTACAGAATTTGCAGTATGGGTATGTGATACCACAATAGCGTCTGCACTACCACCTGTTTGTGCTACTGAATAAAGATTACCAGCGCCTACAATAAATCTATCTCTTAAATCAGGTGTTCCATTTGATCCATTACATAAATAATAACCACTAGGAATAGAGCCAATAGAGCCTGACCACATCATAATAACGCCACTAGGAACGCTTGTAGAGCCACCACCGCTAGATGTAGCAAGGATTCCGTATAGGTTATCGTATGTAGCTATTAAATTGTTATTTGAATCTTCTAATACAAATTTATAATAATAGTTTTGTGTTAACCAAAGTTCATTAGGAAGCCTTCCGTCAGTTCCCAAAATAATAGGATTGCTATTAGGATAAAGTCCATTATTATCACTATAAGTTGTAAGTGGCGTGCTTGAACCTGCTTGATAGGTATAAAGCTGACCAGCGTTAAGTGGCTGACCTGTGGTTGTTAGGAAGTTTATTCCATTTCCTATTGGGGATAATAATACACTCATGTTAATCCTTTTCTGCTGGTTTTTGTTTTAGTTCATAAGCTGTAAATTGAGAAGCTGGTATTTTTTGCATTCCTAAATTACTTGGAGCATTTAATAATTCTCTTAATGCTTTTGATTGTATTCCTTTTGTTCCATAATTTATTACAGATGGATTTGTTATTGCTTTTTGCATAATGTTTGGAATTGCAAAACCACCTAATGCACCTGTTGCAGCAGTTTTATAATCACCTGTATATAATCCATATCCTGCACCAGCTAAAGACAATGGTAAATTATGAGCCAATATTCTAGTAGCTGTTCCTGAATTAGGTATTTTTTCAGGAATAATTTGTTTTCCTGATTGGGCTAAATTAATTAATGCTTGATCGCCTTTTCCATATATTGATGCACCACGATTAGCTTTTGTTCCAACTGTATTTGCTAATATTGATGGACTAATATCACCGCTACCTGATTTATCAATAGCGTTTTCAATAATTTTCATATTTCTAAATTGTAATCTAGCTGTTTTAAATGCTTCTTGATCTTCTTTGCTTAAAGAATTATTAAAGGCATCCATTACAGCACCTCTTAATTGTCTTGCATGATAAGCCAATGTTGAGTCAGGTAAACTTGATGCTCTGTCTAATTGTTTTTTAATTGCATATGCTTTTTGACCAGAAATTTGACCATTTTCATCAACACTATTAATAATTTCATTAGATAAAGTAGACACAGGATTTTTGTCACCTAAAAATGTATGAGATTCTTTTTGTATGCCACCAATTTTAGATAATACATCGTCATTAATATTTAAATTATTATTTTCTAATATAGATTTAAATTGATTATCAATTCTATCTGCAGCCTTTCCCATTGTTGCTGCATCTGCTACATGACTATCTTCACCAATAGTTTTTAATACTGCATTATTAAATTGTGATTTTTGTTTTTGAGCAAATGCTTGTTGAAATCCAGCAGTTAATGGATTGTCATTTAGCATTGCTTTTGCTTTTGATAAAAATGCTGATCCTGTTTGTTGTGCTAAGTCTAAATCTATTCCTGCATTTTTTAAAGTATTTACAGCTTTTTGACCTGCAACATTTAATTCATTTTTAATAGGTTGAGCAATTCTACCTATAGCATTAGTAGCACCCAATCCTGCAATTCCTGCACCTGCACCAACACCAACACGAGCAAGTTTACTTTCATCTTCTAATGTTGGAGTTAATAATCCTTGAGTTGCTCCAACAGTAGCCGCAGCTTTATAATTAGAAGGATTTATTATTTGTGAACCTATTGTTTCTAATGCAGGTAATTTAGTTAATGCGCCTGCAGCTTGTATTGCTTCACCACCTAAAAGCGCTTCACCAATATTAGCTCCAATATAACCTGTCATAGCTGATGGATATTGAAGTAAATTTTCTGTTCTAGCTCTTTGTTCTTTTACTTCTTTTTCTATGCTTGGTTTTTTTTCAGGATATAAAGGTTCACCTAATTGTTTTAATGCTAACCATTGACTTAATAATGCTTCTTTAGCGCCTTGATAAACTTTTTGAGATGTAGGCATTGATTCATAAGGATTTGGTTTTTTAGATTCTTGCAATAAAATGTCAGCCTCATTGCCAAAAGATGGATTTTCTATTGCGCCTGATCCAATTAAATCCTCTTCATGTTCTGGATGACTAATAAAAGAATTAGGATTAGCACCGAGCAAATCTTCATCTTCTATTTTGTTTTTGCTTAAATCTTTAGCTGTAACAGGAATATTAGGCAAAACTACATCATATTCATCAGCAAAAGCCATTACATTAATCCTAAATTATATCGTTTATCAATATTAGTCATAGCTTCACCTTTTTTCTTAAATGCAGTCCATTCTTTTTCATTCATAGAAGCTCTAAATTTTCTTTTAGCGTCATCAGACATTGAGTTCCATTGCAATACATTAGGATCAGCAATTTGATTAAACTGAACAAGTGCTTTTGAATATTTTTCAGGATTAGTTTGATATTGTTGCATAATTGCTTGTTTAATAAGTTTAAGTTTTTCTTGACCAATATATTGATTAGATGCTTGCTCAATAGCTTGAAGTGTCATGTGTTTATTAGGGTCAGCAGCTTGTCTAATTGTTGTAGCAAAATCTGTTCCATTTTTGCCACCTTGTAAAGCTAATTGTGCAGAAATTTTATCAAGTAATTGCGTATCAGTAGCAGTTTCATCATTTTTAATTGATAAAGTTTGTGCAACATTATTAAGAAATTCTCTTGGTTTTGCAAATGCACCTGTAGATGCACCTTTAGAATACTCTTTAAGTTTTTGATAAAGACCAATGTTTTTAGCTGCACTTGTAGCGTCTGCAACAGTATTTTTATAATCTTCTGCAACATTTGCAACTTGATTTTCATAAGATTTAACTTGAACACTTGATGGATTTATTCCTAATCCTTGACCTTGATTACCGCCATTACCTTTACTAGATATACCTTGAGAACCTGGCGCACCAATTTCTGTGGTAAGTGGATTGTAAATAACAGTTTGACCTGCTGCATTAACTGTTGCTTTTGGTAAAGCTTCAGCAGGTGTTAAAAATGAATTGGCCGCAATAATACCTTTTGCAGGTAAATCTTTAGGGTTTACAGGGGTTAATAATTTTTTATATGATTCTGCAGCGTGAATAGCGCTTGGAACATTAGGATATTGTTGTAATGTATTATCTATTGCTTCTATATAATCTTTTAAATTTTTGCTTCCTGATCTTGCAACAGCGCTTATTGCAGAACCAAATTTTTCTCTAGTATCTTGATTTAATTTTAATGTGGCGTTGTCAGCAGTAGCTTTATGGGCTACTGTTTCTGCAATTTTACCTACAGTTTCAGCGCCTGTTAAAGGTGCTTGAGTAGTAAAAACTTGAAATGCTTTATTTAAATCAGGTTGACCATCTGCATTAGTCCATTGTTCAGGATGAGCTATTAAGTTTTGTGTTATTAATCTTTCTTTATTAATTTGATCTGCTTTTGCTGATTCAATATTTTTTATATTTGATTCAGATTTAATAGTTGAAATTCTAGGTTCTTGTGTTTGTTCAGATACATTGGCTTCTGCACCAGCACGTTTAGTTTCAGCTTGTTGTTGTTGTAAAAGTAAAGGATTAATTTGTTGCGCTTGTTGATATGACTGGACATTACGAGCCATATTAATCATGTCAGCAAGTGACATTTGATTTGGAATATTAACTTTTGATGCTACGTCTGATACGTTATAGTCTGCCATAATTTTTTCCTATATTCCTTGACCAGTTACTTCTTTAGGAGTAAATGACTCTGCGGGATTTGTTGGCATAGTATTATAATTATAAGGTGACCCAAGAGCATTTAATTGTTGATTAACTGAATTAATATTGCCATTTTGATTTAACAATTGAGATAGTAAATAAGAATTTGATATACCTTGAGCGCCACCACCAATTGCATTTGCCATTCCCATATATCCTGCTGCTTGAGCATTACCTATACCAACTTGTTGTTGTCCGATAGCGTTTGCTGCGTTCATACCTACTTGTGCGCCTGTATTAAGAGCATTTTGACCAATACCTGCAATACCAGCTAAAGTATTGTAAATATTGTTACGTTGTCCTTGATAGTTATTAAATGCTTGTTGATAAGCATTACCTGCATAATTTTGAGCAAATGTATTTGCACCTTGTAAGGCATTTCCACCAATTCTTCCACCTAAAGCATTGTTTTGTGCATTAACATTTCCCAATCCTTGTTGAAGTCCAAAAGCATAATTAGGTGCAATATTAGCGTTTAAATCGGTATTGCCAAATTGGTGAGTTAAATAACCTGTTCCTGTGCCTTGACCTGTGGCTTGTCCTTGAGCGTTGTATTGAGTATAAGGGCCACTTCCTAAAGCGCCTAATTCATTTAAAGCATTATAACCTGCTGCTCTTTGTGGAGCTAAAGCACCAAATTGTTGGTTAAACATTTGTTGCTGTGCTTGTATTGCTTGTTGTTCAGCCGCCGCTTGTGCGTCAGCCGCACTACTTGCTCCCAATGCGCCTGCTATACCGCTTATTGCAGAACCAATACCAGATACCCAACTCCAAGACATAATTAATCCTTCCTTACAATTAAAACGTCATCAACTTTGTCAGACTCTGACGTGGCGTGAATACAAAACCATGCACAATCTTCTAGTGCTTCTACTGTATGATATTCACCTGCTTTAATAGTAATACAAGCCGGTGCAGTATATTCTTGAGCTTCATTATCGGTTCTTACAACAACTTTGCCTTTTGCTAATACACTTAAATGACTGTAATTATGAACGTGCTTACCTGCCATAAATCCTTTAGGCATTGTCATTTGTTTAGCATATAAACCATCTGAAAAATAATGAATAACATTTGGATCAATTTCAAATGTGCCATTTAACTTATTAAATAATTGTTCGTTACTCATTGATTATAATAAGGAACTTTAACTTGTTTTCCGTTAACAGTCATATTTACAAAACCTTGAGGCGCAGGGGGTAATTGTGCTGTGCCTGAAGTTGCTGTATCAGCATGACTAAAGTTAACTAAATTTAAAAAATATTGTTGCCACGCTCTATGTGGTCTTTTGCTTGAAGGCTCTAAAAATTCAGCTTGTGGGTAAGGATTTGTCTGATTTGAACCATAAATACCATTTGACATTAGTTTTCCCCTTCAGATGCTTTTAGATTAGCAGATATTATAACCGATTTAACAGGGTCGGTAACTACCACTTCAAAAACTCTATCTCTTGACCAACCCAATCTACGCCAAATAGCACGATTTTTATATTTACCTATTTGACCAATAGAAGTCCAATGTTCGTTTGACCATGTAGAACCTCCGTCATTAGACCAACGTAACATAGCTTGTGGGTTAGCACCTACAGTTGCTAATGATGATGTTCCTGCAATAGCTCTACCTGCAATTGCTAATCCTGCAACAGCACTTGTAGATGAATAAGTGGTTTTAGAAAGACCATTTAAACCAACGCCAGGTTGAAATTGTATTTGGAATTCTTCTAAATATTGACGTTGTAAGTCTGTAACAAGGTGTGGCGCTCTGCGTAAACGTCTAATTTCTTGACCATTGTCAGTATAGTTATTAGAGTCTAATTGGTAAAGAATACCATTTTGCCAATCACCCACATAAACTAAACCTTGAAATACAGTTGAGCAATTGCCTCTGTGTCTATGATAAACATTGTTATTGTCTACCCATAACCATTTGTGCCACATATTAGTAGTTGCGTCATAAGCCCAAGTTAAATCTATTGTTGGGAAAGAAACAACATAAACTTCATGTCCTTCTAGTTGATAAGTCCATGCTATTGCGTCATCTACATATTGATCTACTAAAGTATTTTCTACAGCATGAGTTGATATTCTTTGTGGGATATAACCATTCATTTGCATAATTTGAGCTTGACCACGATTGTTACGAGAAACATAAGCAAATGAGTTACCTACTCTAGATAACGAGAATTGAGCCGCTATACCATGTTGAGTAGATGTGCCTGGAATACGTTGGAAAGGAAACGGAAATGTTCCTACGTCTACCCATACTTCTGATGATTTCTCACCCATTAAATAAACTTCTCTATGATCTACAATAAGAGAAACTAGGTTATCAGGCGATCCGTCTTTAGATGAAAAACTTAAAGCTGAAGTTATAGGGCTTAAAATATTGGAAGCTGCCCATTGTTGTGAATTAGGGTCGTTATATACAAAATAATTGTCTACAGTATCAACTGTGTTAGCACCTTGAAATGCGCCATCAGATGAAGGAATAATACTAAAATTCAATCCAAACATTGTTTGAGATGCGACAGTTTGAGAGTTATTTAAAACATAATTACCTGTTCCACCTGAACCTGAACCGAAAGTTAAATTAAGGGTTAATCCTGTGCCTGTGCCATTTGTTGATGTAGACGCTGGATTGTTAGGTAATGAAGTATATTGACCTGGACTTGTTTGCGTTAATGATGTAACTGCACCTGTGCTAGTTAAAGTTGCTACTGATACAGTAAATCCTGATCCTGTGCCACCAATTGATGTGCTAGGAGCAGACAATACTGTTCCTGTGTTTGTAAAACCTAAACCTGGTGATGTAATAGAAACTGAACTTACTGCGCCACCTGATACCACAATAGTAGCACTTGGATATGTGGTCGCAACTGGGCCACTTACATAAGTCATTTGAACATTATAATAAGTGCCATTTGTATAAGAAGAACCACCTGAAATTGTGCCTACTGTGGCTACGCCAACATTAACTGAATTTACTGTGTAAGTAGAAGGGAAATTGCCATAAATACCCCCTAAAACTGTTATAACGTCATTTACAGCGTATCCTGTGCCAGCAGTATTGATAGCTGCAGTTAAAACAGTTTCGCTGCCTAAAGCAGTAATAACTGTGCCTAAAGTAACGCCTGGCCCTTGTATTGTTTGACCAAGATATAAATTACCTTCTACAATATTTGATACAGTTAATATGTTTCCGTTAATTGAACCGATAAAATTACAACCTACCGTAGAAGCATTGATAATTTCGGCTGTTTCAGTTTGAGTTTGATTAACTGTGTAAGTGCCAACACTTCCTGGCACACCTGATGTTTGGCTTGTAATAACTGTTTCAGAAGATAGACCCGAACCAAATATAGACATTCCTGTTGCCAATACACCACTTTTAATTAATACAACAGTAAGGGTTGTTCCTGATAAAGAACCAATAAAAGTGGCTGAAAGTGGTTGCGATATTTTCCATGAATATCGGTTATTTCCATCAACAATATAGGCATATACGCCATTGTCTGTAATACTTACAGGGCCTGCAGATGATGATAATTGACCGACAATCGTAGCATTTAAAGTATTATTGATTAAGTAAAGATATGGGCCGACTACAGCCAACATAAAATTACCACCTGATAATGTTCTTAATCCACGAACTTGTTGATTGTTTTGAAATACTAAAGCAGATGTTAAGCCAGGTGTTGGATAAAGAGATACAACGCCTCTACTGCCAGGTTCTTTTAATGGGTCAACTTCAGCACGAAAATTAATACATTCCTGTCCATCTTGATAAATGGAAGGAGCTTCGTAACTAGGGCCAACAAAGCCAAAGTCTGCCATGTGTTATACCCAAGACCCAATGTTTACATCTGCACCGGCTACTGCTACAGGTGATATTTTAAAATACGATCCTATTTGAGTTGTATAAGCGCCACCAGGAGCAGCACTTAAAGCATAAATAGGGGCAATCGTGCCTGTTGTATTGACTGATATTGTTCCTCTTAATACAAAATAAACATATTCAGTTGCAGAAGTAATTGCATTTGTTAAAACTGTTGGAGTTGCGCTTGATACAAACGCACTATTGTTAGCAACAGCTAAAGATGAACTTGATGCACTATTTTGACCAAGAGCTATATAACTAATGTTATTTAAAGTAGCTGAACCACCAAATCCTAATGCAACTGTGTGAGATGTTGTTCCTGCTGATTTTAATAAAGATACAACAGATTCAAATTGATAAGATGTAGAACCTTGTAAATTTATAGCGTGTGATGCGTTAATAGTAGTAGATGCAACTGTTTGTGAGTTATTTACAGTATAAGTTCCTGCGCCACCTGTGCCTGATACTAAAGCAATAATATATGTGCCTGAAGTAACACCTGTGCCTGTAATAACTTGACCAACTGCAAAAGTGCCTGTAACTGTTCCGCCTACTGTTAAAGTGGTTGTGCTGATAGATGAAGCAGTAGAAGTTGCGCTAGTAAAGACAGGTTGATAAGGCGTAATGTTAAGACCTGCTGAAGTTCCGTTAGCACTATAAATTAAGTTAGATGAATATAGTCCGCTATTGTTATTTGCAACAGGGCTGTAAAGGTAACCGTTAGTGTCTTTAGATAAAAGAAGTGACGGTGTCCATGTTGTTCCATTAGATGTTAAAACATAACCTGAAGTGCCTGGTGATGTTAAACCTGTTCCGCCTGATCCTACCGCTAAAGGTGTTGTGCTTAATGTTAGACTGTTAGCTGTAAGAGTAGTAAATGCACCTGTGTTTGGCGTTCCGTTACCAATAGGGCCTGGGGCAGTTAAACCTGAATTAACAAGATTAGTAAATCCTGTGCCTGATACTGTTCCATTAACTACGATATTAGTAGGTTGTATTGTGGCGGCTTGAAATGTTCCATTATAAACGGTTGAGTTTACGTCATTTAGCCATGATGAGTATATGACACTTGAGCCATCTACGAATGTTGTTGAAGCCATTATATTTTCCTTTTAATTATCTAAAGAATCCACCTGTCAATATCCAACCAGCGTCTTTTTGTCGGCTAGATAATAGTGCATCGTTAAATCTTGCACTTTGCACAGGTTTCATATTGGTGCGTTTAATTGTTGCTTTTCCTTGTGCTGCAAATCCTGTAATCATTGCCATTTGAACTTGTGAACTCTTACCAAACATAGGCATAAGTCTTTCAGCTAAACACCAGCGTAAAGCCATGTTATAGCCTTGTGGAAGGTTTAATACGTCATTTTGCGATGTAAACCTAGAGAATAATGTATTTGTAAATATATGCATTTCACCTTGAGATGGGTTAGGCCATACAAATATGTTTCCTAATGTTTCAGCAGGTTGATAGTAAAGCGCTTTAGGCCATGGGCCATTTAATGTCTTTAAACCAATCATTTCATAATCTTCAAGGTTTAATACTGCAACTGGGTAATCTAATCCCCCATTGATGATAGGAACACCATTAGAATTAGTATTAATACGAACAAAACACGAATCGATATTAAGTGGTCGTTGATAGTAAAGGTTAATGGTTGTAGATGAAACTGTTTGACTAATATTAAGTTGATATGTGCCAAGTTCATTTACATTTCCCCCTGCGCCTGTAAGCATTTGAGTAATAGTAGTGCCGGCAGTAATACCTGCACCTGATAAGAATTGACCTACATTAATAGCGCCTGAAGTAATACCTGTTACAGTTAAGATATTTCCACTAATAGAGCCTGTAATAACTGCACCAATTTGACCTGTTGGGCCAATAGTATATTGAGTTTGACCTGGCGTAATAGGAAATACTATTTCTGATTTATAGTAAACCATCATATCTTCGTTAGACCATTGATCTAACATATCATTAAGCATATAAAATGCGTCTTGAGCATCTTCAGGAGCTGGAGTTTCCCCTGATGCCAATGCACCAATGTCTTTTAAAGCGCCTGAAATAATGTCTATTGGTTTGGTCATAGTTCACCTACGTTAAATACTTGGGGTTTCCAAGGTAATTGAGATTTGCGATTTATCTTTAATTCTTCTACTTGCTTGGATAAGTTAGATTTTATATGACATTCGTCATTAATGATAGATTCATTTTCAATCCATTCAATAATATCTTCTTCTTTTACATCTTTAAAAGGGATATTTAATACTTTATTACTAAACCAATGATTTCCCTCTGTTTCTACTAAAATATCGTTATCACGAGCAATAACTTTGTATTTAGCATGAACAATTAAGTCATCTTCTTTAGATATTTCTATTATTTTCCATTCAAAATCAATCATGCTTGAATCCATGGTAAAGGTGCTTGTTCAGGGCTAATAGGTGGGTTAATCATAGAATCTATTTGGCCTACAATGTTTTGTTCGTAGTTATAAATACCTGTAGGGCCTAATGCGTTTTGCACCCAACCTATAACAATATCTTGAGTTAATTGGTCGTAAGGAATGTAATCAGGTTGATCTGATGTTACATCTAATTCTGTATTGCCTTGTATGCTTGCAGTATATTGTCCGTCTGTGCCTGATAATGTCCATATTACATTGACAACATAATTAGGTTCAGGGTTTTGCACTACATACATAGCATTAATAATCCATGTGTAATTCATTATCCGACCTTCCAGTTAGTTCCATCACTATAAACAGGTATATTTACTGCACCACCGCCTGTAACTGTTGCACCGAATGTTGGTGCTAAAGCGTCTGTAACAAATGCTCTTGCACCTGCACCTGATGTTGAAGCTGATGGTAAAGTAGATACTGTATAAACTGTTGATGTAATAACACCAAATGCTTTAGTAAGTGTTGTAGAGCTATTACCTATTACTGTTGTGTTAGAGCCAAGACCTACTTGGTTATATCCTATAACAATTTCATTAGTATCTGATGCAGTAGATGCTTGTGCTTGATAACCTATAAATATATTATTTGTTCCTGTGGTAAGTGCAGTTCCTGCGTAACCTGCTTGATAACCAAGAGCAATATTATTAGCACCTGTTGCTGAATATAAAGCCATATATCCAATACCTGTTAAAGCATTGGATGTTGAATTACTTGCTAATGCTCCTGCTCCTACAGCAGTTAAATAATTTCCTGAAGTATTAGCATTTCCATTTGCTATACCCCCTGCATTTTGTCCTCCTACAAAAACATTATATGCTCCTGTAGTATTAGCATAACCTGCAGCAGCTCCGTAACCTACATTAAATCTACCTGAAGTAGTATTAACTAAACATTGAGAACCTGTTGCGGTATTTCCTGTAGCTACTGTATTAGCTGTTAATGCTTGATAACCCACAGCAGTATTTGTTGATCCACTTGCTAAAGATGCCACAGGAACGCTAAATCCACTACCTGTTCCACCGATAGATGCGGCAGGTGCTGTTAATACTGTGGTTGTGTCTTTAAAGCCTACGCCATTAGATGTAAGTGTTACAGATGTGACTGCACCACCTGATACTACAATTGTAGCAGTTGGGTATGTAGTGGCAGTAGAACCTGACGATAAAGTCATGACTACGCCTGTGTATGTTCCGTTGGTATAAGCAGAGCCACCTGTAATAGTGCCTAGTGTGGCTACATTGGTGGTATTGTTTAATAATGCAAAAGTTCCTACAGCAGTTAGATTGCTTGATGTAGAATTATTGAATAATGATTGATAACCAATAGCAACATTATTTGTTGATGTAGTATTAGTTCTTAATGATTGGTATCCTAATGCAGTATTAGCACCACCTGTAGTGGTTGCATTTAAGGATTGATAACCTACCGCAGTATTTGTGCTAACACTTCCCCCACCCAATCCAACAGTAACTGTGTTAAATGTAGAATCAGCAGTTGTGGTTAAAGCACCAGCACTAGATAAATACATCTTCTCTGTAGGAGATGCACCGTTAGCGCTTATATAGAAACTTAATTTAGAAGTAGGTGGATTAACGTTGAATGTTAAAGCGTTTAATTGCATGTATGCTTGTGATGCTACTGAACCTGAAGAACTGTTCCATGCTGAAGCTGTAAAGCCTATAACAGGGCTATTTAAGAAACCGCCTGCAAATGCTGGGTAAGGTTGATAAGCCCAAATACCGCCTGTTGTTGGTGATGTAGATGATGTAGCACCGCCTGATGCGTAAATATTGCTAGATGATCCAATACCACCTACTATTGTTAAAGCACCTGTAGTGTTAGATGTAGAGTTAGTTGTTCCGCCAATAGCTACAGAGCCACTAGGAACAGAGATGTTGTTAGTGGTGGTTACTGCTGTTGTGGTTGTGGGTGTGTAGGATGATGCTTGAGATCCATACTCTAGTTGAGCACCCCATACATAGACACCTGAAGTTCCGTCACCTGCATAACTTGATGCTCCATTTGTAGATGCACAATATATATTTGCATATAAAGAACCTGCTGTTAAAGTTTGATTAATAGAGCATTTATACCAACCATTACCTACAGATGTTATAGAGCAATTAGATGCACTTAAACCACCTGCTGCTGTTCCTACTGCACCTGTTGATAAATTAAACCAAGCATAGCCACCTGCATTAGAACCAAATTCTAAAATAATAAATGATCTTTCTGCCGCTTTTGCATACACAGAATAAGTAGCTGATAATGCTGAAACAGTTATTATTTGTTGAATATAATGAGAAGATGTTGTAGCAGACTCAACAATTTTACTTCCTGTAGCAGTACTATTAGGTGCTGTTGTAGTATTTAATGTAACACTAGAATTACTTGTAGTCCAAGGTGACGTAGTAAATGTTTGTGATTGTAATATTAAATTATTCCCACCCTGTAAGTAGAGTTGTTTGTCTACTAGATTACCATTTACAGTTGCGTTACCTGTGTTTTGTAGTGAGCCTGTGCCTTGATCGTAGGTTTGACCGATAAGTAGGTTAGAACCTGTAAATTGTAGGTTGGCAGAGTTACCAAACGCTGATGTGCCATTACCATAAGGAACATAGCCTGCGGTTAAACTAGATAATCCTGTGCCACCTGAACCAACAGCTAATGGCGTAGTCGTTAAAGTTAAACTTCCTGCGCTTAATGCAGTTGTTGTAAGCAAGCCTGTTTGTGGGACAAATTGAAGTTTAGTAGAGCTAGTATTAACAGAATTAACTGTGCCTGATGTAGCATTTGCAAGTAACGGATAATATGTAGACGAGCTAGATGTATTGTCAGTAATAGTAACTAAAGCTGCGTTTGCTTGCCATGTTGGCGCTGATGATCCGTTAGATGTTAATACTTGTCCTGATAAACCTGCCGCAGTAATTCCTAAAGCTGATCCTGATGAATAAACTGCGCCACCTGCCACAGCAGTTAAGTTAGCACCTGTTCCACCATTAGTTAATGCTACTTGACCTACAATGTTTCCTGCTTGAACAGTTAAAATACTTTTATTAACATAAATTGCGCCATTGCTTGAATTTACATAAGCTACAGTTCCTAATTTAATTGCATAGCCTGTTGGTGGAATTGTATTTTGATAATAACCTGCAGAATATGGTGATAAATATAAAGTATCGCCTACTGTATAGCTTCCAGTATTTACACCTTGAACTAAACCAATAGTTGTAACATAACCTGCTGTTCCTGTAGGAATGGCTTGATTTGCTAAACCTATGACATTTCCTGTTGTTAAAGTGTTTGCAATAGCTAAAGCTACATTAGGATAAGTAAATCCACTACTTGTAGATGTAACATATACAGGCTGACCTACGTTAATTGTAGAACCTGTATTGTTATAAACTTTTAATTGTATTTCTTCGCCAATATGTAATGTATTGTTTGTGACATCGTTGTAATAAGCTAAAGCGTTTTGAGTGCTGTCATACCATAAACGACCTGCGTTATAGCTTGGCGCTGAAGTTGCTGTATAAGTTTCGTAACTAGAAATTGTAGGTGTTGCCATTGTTACGCTAGTTAGCGTTGAGGCAGTAGAACCTAAAGATATAGATGTAGAACCTATAGTAATACTAGAGTTATTTAAAGCGCCATTAGGAATACCACTAAAATTAGTGCCTGTTAAAGTAGGTGTGGTAGTCCATGATAATCCACTACTGTATTGTAAAACACCTGCGCTTGGCGTTAAAAATGATGTTGTATTAGATGCAGATTGATATGGTAAATAGTTAGATGCGCCACCAGCTAAATTAGTCGCTGTTGTGGCAGTCGTAGCTGAACCTGCTGTTGTTGCAGTTGCAGCATTTCCACCAATATTTAATGATGTGGCAGTTCCTGTTAGACCTGTGCCTGGGCCTGTAAATTGAGTTGAAGCAGAAATAGTTGTGCCACCAAGGGTCGTAAAAGCGCCTGTAGATGGGCTAGAAGCGCCAATCGTAGTGCCATTGATACTTCCACCTGTAATTGATACATTTGATGCGTTTTGAGTGCTTAAAGTGCCTAATCCTGATACTTGGCTATTAGAAATAGCTATTGTTGTGTTGGAAGCAGCAGTTAATTGACCCTGTGCGTTTACTGTATAGGTAGGAACTGATGAAGCTGATCCATAAGAACCTGCTGTTACAGCAGTATTTGTAATAGAAAATTGTGTGCCTGTTAAAGTAAGGCCTGTTCCGGCAGTATAAACGCTAGAAACAGAGAAATTAGACCAAGTTATAGGTGTTGTGCCTAATGTGCCACCTGGTTGAGCTAATGAATACCATGCAGAACCTGCTTGTGTTCCGCTAACAATAAATATGATTGCACCGACATATTCATTCCATGTATCAGAACCTGGTGTGTAAGTCCATGCGCCACTTGATACAGTATAAATTCCGTTTTGTGCTGCATTTGTCTGATTTTTGACTAAAACTACGTTTCCAGCTACTAAACTTACGCCATCAATCGTTTGTAATCCTGAAAGCGTAATATTTGTTAATGTGGCTACTGTTGCAGGCTCTTTCCAAGATAATCCTGCCGCTAAATAGTCAACATATTGCTTGTTTGTAAGATCAAAAGGGCTTACAGGGGCATTACTTGATTGTGCTGTTGTAAAGTAAGCTAAAGAAGGTGAGTTTCCACCAATAATTGAGCTATCAATCGTGCTATTGGTGATTGTCAATCCTGATTGAATAGGATTAACTGTGGCATAGAAAGGCTGACCCTGCCCAATAAAAGTATTAAAACTATTATCTAGATTGAATAACGCCTGAACAGGCAGAATATTCTGATCTATTGTTTTTGCAGGATCAGACATCTAATTCCCTTATGATTGGTCGGCTACTGGTGTAACGTATAAGCTTGTTGTTCCGCCTGACGCAATTGCTGTTAAATAAAAAGGTGTTGTTGGAACTGCTAACACTACAGGAGTTTCCATGATTGCAGGTAATACAAAATCACCTGTGTTTCCATCAGTAGCAAATACTGCATTAGCCGCAGCAGTTGCTGTGCCTGGAGTGAATTTTACTGCACATGGATAAGCGCCTGCATTTAAAAAGGCTGCATAGTTTACTTGGTCGTTAGTTGAATCATTAATAGTAACAGCGCTATGTTGTGAAGTTGTTACTGTTAATGTCGTTGTAGGACCAGCTAAACGGATTACTGAAGTATTTGCCATGGTTTATCCTTAAGCTGCGTTAACAGGTGCTGGGCCTTCATAACGAACAATTTGAAATTCATAAACACCTGAAGCTGGAGTTGCTGAAGATGTTGTGCAATTACCAAATTGAACTGTTAATACGCCATTTGTTAAGCAATCAGTTTCTGCAATAAAAATACCTGCTGTTTGATTAGCAATATAACCACCTGAACTAATAAAGTCAGTTGTTAATAAGCCTGGAACTGAAAAAGTTTGAACTGCTGTTGTGCTTGCCGCTACTGAAGCTGGAGCTAGAGTAGGCGCAATATAAAACGTTTCGTGTGCATTACCACGAGCTACTGTTGTTGATGACATTTGATTTCCTTTGCAAAGAAAACTAGAAAACTCTAGTTATGTAATTATATATTAAATAGATGGGAAGCCACCAATTAAAGTGACTTCCGCCTCTATATTTTTTACTAGCTTAAGTCGTAACCAAATACATAAACATCAACAGTTGCTGTAACAAATGGTGTTGAAATGTTTACATAAAGGTTTTGAGCAGTTTGTGCTGCAGTTGTAGTTGGGCTGATAACATCAGTTACTGTGTTGCCTGTAACGCCTGTTAAAGCTGCCGCTGTGTAAATAGCTGTTCCACCTTGTGATGGAGCAGTATATAAACCAAATACTACTGTGTGAACGTCTGCTGTTGCGCCTGCGTTATTAGCATTTGCAACTACAATTTGTTGAACAGAATATGTAGTTGAATTGATAATAGGAAGGTTAAAGTCTTGTGCTGCAGCTGTGCTTACACCTTTGTAGACAGCTAATAAGCGGTTAGCTTGATTAGTGCCTAGTTGGGATGGGTGAGCTGCAACGGTGGTTGCTGGGCCTGGATTCGCCATAATAAATTTTCCTCTTTTTTGTTTTCTAAATAGAGGGGATTTTACTCCCCCCTGTCCGTTATATTACTTACGCTGCTACTCGGCAAGCTAACTCTGGGTAGAGTGGCGCCCAACCATAAAGAACATCAAGACGAGTTGGAATTGAGTCATTATTAATTGTGTATTGACGAACAACACGCATTGAAAGACCAATTTCCTTGTCAGATGCACGACCTGCAAAATGAACGCCATCAGGTAACTCAAGATCAGCTACTGCTAATGTAAATGCATTTTTGTGCATAATGATGTTTTGTGGTGATACTGTGCCTGTATTGTTAAATGGTGTAACAGATTGTGAACCAGTTGAAGTTACTGATACGTTTTGGAATTGACCTGCAGTAATAACTGCTGGTGAAACGTTTACAGTAGCTGAACCTGATGAACTGATTGTTACAGGTGAATTAACAACAAAGTTACGGAGCTTGTTAGAACCATAAGCTTGACGGTTTTGTGGGTTAACTGCATATACACCAGCGATAGTAATAACATCACCTTGATTTAATGAAGCACTAGCTGCAGATGTAGCTGCAATAGTGATGTTTGAGCTTTGCGCCCAACCACTTGTCAAGAAACCTGTTGCTGTTGTTACGTTGCATGATAATACTGCTGAAGCGTATGAACCAAATTGTTGTGAAACAACGTTTTGATCCATTTTCCAGTTCATACCACCTGAATCACGACCCATTAGACCTTTTCTATATTGTTCGCCAATTGCTTCTTGTGGAACAAAAAGACCTTTTAAGCTATCAACAATAGTTGCTGATGTGAATGGCTCAACGATACATGATCTACGACCATCTCTTGGAGCGCCTTCAGCGTCAAGGTAAGCACCTGCTGTTAAGTAAGTGATTAAACCTGTTGGAGGTGTGCCTGCTGTGCCAACGATGTTAGCTGTGTTGTTTTTAGCCATTACAAGACCATCACGATCAATCTTGTTAGCGATAGCTGCAACTGCTGGTTTAAGAACACGATCAGAGAACATATCTAAAGATAATGCCAAGTCTTGTGTTGTAAATTGTGTATCAACGTGGAACTGTGTTGATAATGTTACTGGAACTGAAGTTTCATTGAAATCTTCAACGTTAAGTGCTGGGCCAGTAGTTCCGATGAAACGACCTGGACGTCTTACGTTCACAGTATTACCGATTTTTGCACCTACAACAGCGAATTGGTCATCGTAGTTACGATCAACTTCTGAAGTAAATGTTAATTCATTTTCCAAGACCATCAATGCTTCATTGGTGATCTTGCTTATGGTTAGTAAATTATTAGCCATTTGTTTTCCTTAATTAATATATTTAATGGCCTACTACCTAATTTTCCCAGCTTTTCTCGATTCACGCCATTGTTGATAAGTGCCATGGAATTCACCATCAGACCCTACACCAACATCAGCAACCGCAGAACTTGTCTTTATGGGACTAATAGGAGCAGGTGCTTTGCTTTTGGCTACAGAAGGTTTTGTTTCAGCTTCAGCTTTGGCCTCTTTAGGTGTTTCTTTGGCTTCAAACCTTGCTTCCAAACGACCAATAGTGCGTAAAGCTTTAATCATAGGCATACCAGCAATTTCTTGGGCTAATTCGTCATTTTCTGCTAGATGATATAGGATTTTAGGGCCTTGTTCAGACTCTAAAATAGCGTCTGTTACATAGTCAGGGACTTGAACAGTAGCTGATTGAACCATATCATCAAAATCAGGTAATTCTGATTTAACTTCTAGCAGACGTTTTTGCCAAGCAGATACTTTATTATCGTATTCTTCTTTAGCCTTCTTCTCTGCTTCTTGCTTATCTCTATTCTTTAAAGCCTGTTCCGCTGAATATTCAGCCAATGCCTTTGCATATTCAAAAGCGTCAGTAAACTGACTTGGCTGTGGCTCAACATCTTCCTCAACTTGTGGTTTTGGATTAGATTTTGCCTCATATTCCTTGAGTTTGGCTTCTAAACTTTCCCTTTGCTCTCGTTCTTTTGCAGCAGTTTCCTCTGCTAATTTACGAGCCTTTGTAAGTTCAGAAAACCTTTTCTCTAACTTCGGATTTGGTTTCTTTTCTTCTGTTGCTTTTGTTTCTGTTTCTTTTGTTTCTTCAGGTTGCGGTTCATTCTGATCTATTGCTTCCTCTGTCGGCTCTGCGGTTTCTTCAACTACAGCCTCAACAGGTGCTTCTTCAGCTAAACCCAATCTATTTGCATAAAACGCCTCTGAATTTTCAGAAGTTAATACTTGTCCTGCTTCTCTTTCTGACATGGATAACTCCAAGATTTTTACCCAATGTAATCCATTGGTAGATATTTTGCCTTTATACTACAAAATTACTTAATACTCAATTGCAAGTTATATAGCACGTTCTGTTGTTTCAGCACTAGCCATTCTTGCTTGTTCGTGATCCATTCTTGCTAATAGGATTGCTACTTGAGCTTTTAATTGTTCAATTTCAATCTGTGTATCTGTTTTTGTTATAGTGTCATGTCTACGTTCAGCGTCACGCAATTCAACATCATGTGTTTTAGCTGTTTGTTTCATTAATTCACGTTTAGTAGCGCCATCTTCTTTAACTTGTGTAACAGATTTATTAAACTGTAAATCTAATTGTAATTGTTGAATAGCTTGTTGCATTTGTTGGACTTGTGCCTGTGCTTGAGCCAATTGCATTTGAACTCTTGGTGGCACTTTAGACTTATCGTCAATTTTAGCCAATGGATTATTGACTGCTAATCTGTCTGCAATAGTTTCAGCGCCTGGGAAATCCATGTTTCGAATCATTAAATCGCCAGCTTGTTGGATTAAAGCTGGGTCTGCAGCAAATAATTGCATCATAGCGTCAACAGCTTCTTGGCGTTTAGAGTTATAGCCTGGGCCTGTATCCATAACTACATCATATTCGCCTACTGTTACATCATTAAGAATTTTAGTTACGCCTTCTTCGTCTTGACCATATTCATTAATAGTTAAGATTTCAGGCTTTCCATCGTCACCAATAATACGCATGACTCTTTGTCTATCATAAATATGTGGGATTAAGTCTAGGATTACACGACCTGTTTGACGGATAGAACGAGTTAAATTGTCATAATAGTGGAAATTGGTTAAATCAACTTGTTGTTGCTGACCTTGTAGGGCTTTTCCTGAAATATTGCCTGTTGGTAATTGAGCAGGGTCAAATATACCTACCACTTGCATTAAATCTGTGGTCATTGATTGAGCAGCCGCCATAATACCTGCTGGAGGTGGTTCAGGTTGTAATCTTTGTGGAGCAGGTGCAGGTTTACCATCAATATCTGTTTGTTTGTAGCGTAAAACAGGCATAGATTTAATATTAGCCATAGCCCATTCGTTCTCATGGCCTTCATCTTGACCTTCAGCTAACAACCATTTAGCTTTAGGTGCTAACGCTACGGACTCGGTTAAAGAAGTTTGCCAAAAGTTATACATTCTTTGTGGGTCTTTGGCCATTCTTACAATACCAAATTTCTTTTTCTTATTCTCTACTACAGTTTCTTGACCATAAACAGGAATAATAGGAATGTATTTACCTGCCCATTCGCCTTCTTCCAATACTTCCATAGATGTTAGTTTGCACCATTTAATCTTTTTCTCGTATGAATTTCTTGATTCTACGATTGTAATGCCTGCCATGTCTAAAACATCTTGTGGTGGCAATTCTGATGACTTAACTGTTGTTCCGTCTGATAATAAATGAATCTTAATAGGATTGCGTTCAGTATAGAAGTATTCAGCTAGTCTAATATCCTCTTTCATAACCCATTCAGGATTAGTGTCGCCTGTGCCTCGCATTGTGAATCCTTGCTCAACTTCGGCATTGGGATACATTTTCTTGAAATTGTCTTTAGAGATAACTGTGGTAATCAATACCTTTTCTGCGTCTGATCCATCAGGCATGACTGAATTAGGGTCAAAGTAAACAGTAAAAGGGTTATCAATAGCTCTAATATAGATTTCTTGGTCAAATGAATCGTCTTTAACGTAGTCTGTAGTTACTCGCCAATATCCCCAACCCATACGAACTGCAAAGTCACCAGCTTTGTCATAAGCTTGGTCTGCATCTGATTGGACTTCAATATGACGGAAAATGCCTGAAATGATCTCGGCCATTTTAGCGTCTGATTCATTATTCATGCCATGCGCTTTCATGCGAGGGCGTTGTTGACGCATTTGGTTAGTTAATTGACGGCAATAGGCATCAACTTTATTGACGGTTAAACATGGTCTTGCTTCTAAAACTCTACTATTTTGTATTTCAACAGGCCATTGGTCACCTGCTGCAAACTTTAAATCCTCTAACGCTTCACTTCTATTCATTTGATCTGCTTCATTAGCAAACTGTAAGAATTGAATAGCGTCTTGTATTCTTGGGTCGTTATCAACTACATTAGTTTTTTTAGCTCTTGCCATGTGTTATCCCATCCAGCTTACGCCAGGAGTATATGTTTGTTTACGGACTTTTTGTTCTTTTCTATCTTGCAACATTAAACCGATATATCTAAATGCGTCAGCACCATGAGAGTATTGGTCATGGAGTGGATTGCGACTAAATTGACCTGAATCAGGATCAACTTCATATCGGTAATGACGCAAGCATTGTAACCCATCTGCGCAATTTTCTCTATCGAAATAACAGTTAGAGAATATGGTTCGTGCAGCATTGATTGAATCTACCACAGGAACTCTAGGTAAAATGTTAGTTTTATATCCGGCTGCCCTTACAATTTCATCAATAGACCGACCATTAGACGCAATATTTTTACTTTCTGCATCGTGTGGTAAGTGTAAAGTATCGTAAATGTAGCCTAATTTTTGCATTTCCTGCAAATAATGACTGATAGTCTTTTGCGTATCTTGCAAATATCTGATTAATCTTGTTTCCATGCCTATAAATTGAACAAACCAAATAGCTGTGTGATCTGCCCAACCTAGATCAAATACAGCATGAACAGGCTTTAATGGATCGTAATGGACTTTAGTTATTCTGCCTGATAGCTCTGCCACATTCATTTCATTAGCAAATATAGCGCCATCTACTGTAAGTCTGCATAGACCTTCCCAAACATTATTGTAGGCAATAGGATCACGATTCTTTAACGCATCCTTTTCCATGCGTAATGTATCAGGAAACCATGGGTTATCGTTCCAATTAATACGCTGAACAATAGAGTTTTCAGGTGGATTGACCACAAATCGCTGGTAAGTTTCGTCTTGCTCTAATTCAGGGTTAAAAGTTATCCATATTTCAGACATTTCTTTACGGATAGTTGGGATTAATGTATTCCAGCTAGATTTGGATACTGTTTGCGCTTCTTCTACCCAACAGATGTCAATACCTTCGTATGATTTAACATTGGCTATGTTGTTCTTTAATCCTACAAAGGCAAATTCTGTTCCGTTTGCTGCACGAATAGCGTTTTGAGTTATCTCATAAAATGAGTTAAGACCCATAGCATTTATTTGATCTGACAATAATTTATGCACAGAATCTTTAATAGATGTCATAAATTCTCTTGCACAAAGTATGCGTAAAGGCTTTTTAGCGCCTTTTATCAATAATGCCCTGGCAACTCCCCAAGACTTTGCGCCACCTCTGCCACCATATAATGTTCTATACCTGACATAAGGTGGAGTAAATAGACATTCTAGCTTTTGTGGGAACTGAACATCTGCTATGGCTTTATCAAGTAGTCTTTGTTCCATCTGTTGATACAAAAGTTACTTGTATGCCTTCTAATGGCGTTCCGTCAATATTGCCAAATTTAGTGGTATTGGTTTCACCCCAACCCATTTGAGCTTTAGTCCACCATATTGCAGCAGTCGTATCACCTGCTATTGCTTTATTGTATAAAGATTTAGCTACGTTAGCAGACGCAGTAGCTTTCCCCACAGCTAATTCTTTCTCATAGTGTTTGCGTAACGTCACATCAGATATGCCAAGTAATGCAGCTATTTGCAGTTGAGGCAATCCAAGCCCTGAAGCGCTTAATACTTGCTCTTTTGTCTTATCAGTAGGAACGTGTTCTAGCATCTTTTTATTGACCAAAAGTGTTTAAAAGTAAGTGTTGTAAATCAATCATTTAATAACTCTGCCTTCTTACCTGTAAAATCTTCCCATCTCTTGACTATTACGTCACAATATTTGGGATCAAGTTCCATTAATCTTGCTCTTCTTCCTAATTTTTCGCAAGCAATCATTGTTGTTCCTGTTCCTCCAAAGCAATCACCTACAATAGCACCATTTGTTGTAAATGATGTTATAGCCCATTCAGGAAGATCAATAGGAAATGTTGCTGCATGAACTTTAGAGAATTCATTGTTTCTATTGGGTGCGCCATCATATACATTCTTAATTGTGCCTCTAAATTGTGCAGAAGGTATTGCTCGTGACGGATTTTCTTGTGGCGATAGGAATATCATGTATTCAAAGCATGAATTCATAACTTTTTCTGCCATTGCTGGTGCTGCGTGTCCTTTATTCCAAATAGCCATGTCAATAAAGTTATTTTTGTATTGATTTAGATATTCTATGACAGCAATCTTGTTTCCTGCTAATTGTTGGATGTTTACAACCATACATTTGGTAAAATGTATCCAGGCATTAGTAAATCCACATAATAAATCGTAATATTCATGTTTAGACTTATTGTCTTGATACATCCCATATTTATTATCTGTTGTATGGGTATTTCCTGATAATTTTTCAGAATCGCCAGCGTTATAGGGTGGACTTGTGAATAAAAAGTCTATTTCATCTCCTTCCAATAACATTTCTACAGATTCAATGTCGGTAGAATCTGCACACATTAAACGATGATTGCCTAATTGATATATGTCGCCTGGTTTTGTTTTAGGTTCTTCAGGGATTTCAGGAACTTCATTTTCATCCGTTAATCCTTCAGTTTCTTCTACAATATTTAATATTGCATCTAATTCTTCAGAACTAAACCCTGTTAAATCAAGATTAAAGTCCAAATCTTTTAAATCCTGTAACTCAATAGCTAATAGGTTTGTATCCCAGTCAGAGTTTAAAGCTAGTTTATTGTCTGCAATGATTAATGCTTTGCGTTGTTCTTTGGATAGATGTGCTAATTCAATGACAGGGACTTCAGTCATTCCTAGCTTTTTAGCCGCCATAATACGACCATGGCCTGCAATAATTCCGTTATCACCATCAACTAATATAGGGTTAGTCCATCCAAACTCTTTAATTGAAGCTGCAATTTGTGCAACTTGATCGTCTGAATGTTTCCTAGAGTTGTTGATATACGGAATTAAGTCCGATAGCAACCTCTGTTCGATTTGCATTAGACTTGTGGTTCTTCAGGCAATGGTTCTGCTGGAGTAACTTCTACAGGTGTTGGGTTAGCTTCTGCTTCCGCTGCTTGTTGTGCTTGAGCTTGTGGGATACCTTGTGCTTTGATTTTAGCGACTACAGGTTCAGCAAACTCCATAGGTAGTTTATAAAGACCTGCTAATACTAATTCTACTTCTTTGATTTCAAGTTCCAACTTAATGGCCATGATTGACTCCTAGTTAATAATTAAATGAAAAAAAGTGATATATTACTTTTTCTTCTTTTGTGCTTCTCTTTTAACTGAATATCCAATGGCAACTGCTTGCTTAATTGGTTTTCCAGCTTTAATTTCTTCTTTAATATTTGCTTGTAATGCTTTTTTGCTTGTTGATTTCTTTAACGGCATATATTTTACTCCTTAATTGTTAATTAAACCAATCTATTGCTGTTTGTCCATTAAAACCTTTTTCCCAAACAAACCAAGCATAAGATACGGCAGAACCCTTTTGTTTATCAAATTTACCATTTATTGCACAAATTAACCTGCTACTACTTACATAAATAATTTTAGGTGTATTTCCCTTAAATATTTTTTTTCTAGCTTTACCTTCTAAATATCTTATTGGTAAAAACAAAGCTAATTTTTTACCTTTTTGCATAATTGATAAAGACCTAACAATAAAATCATTTGCATATTTATACGGAGGATTAGTAATAATATTCATTTCTGTTTGTTGATTGTTTTCTATAGAAAGAAAATCTTTAATTTCGCCATAACCCCTATCAACTAAATCAGAACTATAAACATCATACCCCAATCTTTTCATTTCTTCAGAAAGACTACCTTCACCACAAGCACATTCCCAAATTTTTCCTTCAAATTTTTCTATTTCAAGAAATAATCTAACAGCTTTTGGCTCTGTTGCATAATAATCATGTTTTTCTCTTTCATGATTTGAATGATTACTTGCCCCTAATGTTTTTGAATAAGAAACACTATTACCTGTCCAATCTTTATTCATTATTTTCTTCAATAAACGCTACATCTTGCCATGACATAATGAGATATTTCTCGCCATTATCCATAACAGGTTGAAATTTAAGATATTCGTCTTTACCCATAGTTCCAAATCTAATTCGGTCACCTATAGATACAGGCATAATATCATATTTACCTTCTTTAATCTTTTTGCCAGGGCCAACTGCTACTACGACACCTGTATTGTATTCTTCAGCGTAGACAAAGCCAGGTATGGCTGACTTATCTTCACGTTCAATAGGTTTTACTAGGATTTTGTCTGCAAAGGGTCTAATCATTTCTTTTTGCCTTTCACTTTAGGTTCAATATTGAGTTTGATTTCATGTTTAACAAATTCAATGGT